TGGTATGAAACTAGTTAAGAGTATTATTGAAGGTATTGTCAAAGCTTTACCTACATTAATTGCAACCGGTTTAGAGACAATGGCAAAATTCATTGAGGCAATTGTTAGCACATTTGTAAAGATTAAAGAAACCGGTGAAAAAGTCATCCATCAGATCTGGGACGGTATTAAATCTTTAGATCCTCTTCAGTGGGGTAAAGATTTAATTCAAAGCTTTATTGATGGTATTTTAGCTAAATGGGAGTCGTTGAAACAGACCGTTTCAAATATCGCTCAGTCAGTAAAGGACTTTCTCGGCTTCTCAGAGCCAAAATATGGTCCATTGAGTAATTTCCATACTTATGCGCCAGATATGATGGAACTATTTATGCAAGGTATTGAAGACAATAAACAACAATTACTAGATACCGTTGCCGACGCATTTAATTTTGAGGACATAATTGTAAATCCTCAAGCAACTGTAATGGCAGAAGGAGCTTCATCTGGAAATATTTGGAATATTAATATTAATCAACCAATTGATACCGCGGATGAATTAGCACGTAGATTGAGAGAAGAAGCACAATATGGACTTATAGGAGGTGGTAGCCTTGCTTATTAAATTTGTTAGAGAAGATGATACAATACTTTATGTAGGTGAAGGTTACGACTGGAGACTGCAGAAGAAAGGTCTTGAAGGTTTTGCATCATTTGAAGGAAAAATAAGCACAACACAAGATTATGTCAGAGATGGTGGAACCTTAGACAATATGAGATTAGAAGATAAAAAAAGAACTATTAAAATCTGCAATCTCAATTGGCGAAATGTAGATGTAGAAAGAGAAAAGGCAAGACACTTCTTTACCTATAACACCTCTTATAAGATCTATATTACTGTAGGAAATGAAACTAGATGGGCCGAGGGAACTCTTTATAGAATGCAATTCAACGAGCCAACAAATGAGGATTATTTACTTAAGCTTACAATGTCATTTGAATTTGAAAATCCTTACTTACTCAGTTATGATGATTTCGGCAAAGATATTGCATCACTTACTCCTCATATCGCCTTTCCTTGGCTTAGTTCTATCGAAAAAGGTACATATAATGCGGTATTTAATTTCGATAGGTCTGTACAAATCTATAACGATGGTGATATAATAACTTATGTAAAGATTAAGATAAGATTTAGAAATCCAGTGTTAAATCCAAAAGTATCAATAAATGATGGATTTATCCGAGTAATAGGAACTTTTGGAAAAGCAGATGCAATCGACATCGATTATACAGTAAATCCTCCAAGGATCACAAATAATGGTGAAAATATTTTAGGTATTTGTGATCGAGCAAGTATATTTGAAAAAATGTATATTGATAAAGGAGCGAATATAGTTGCATTTGATGCTGATAATGGTACTGATGAGATGAGTGTTAGCGTATATTATTATAGACAATATACAATGATTTAAAGGAGAAATACTATGGCAAGAGAAAAAGCACGATACGAACAACCTTTTTCGGTAAAAATACTCAATGATAATTTTGATCTTGTCACACCCATCTCATTTAATAATCTCCAATGGGATAGAATGTACAATCAAGTTGGTAAATTTGTTATTGACGGTGTTATAGGAGAATATGACAGAGATACGTGGAAATATGTATATACGTCAGAACGAAAAGAACTAGGTAAAATATCACAGGTCAATTTAAAGAAACAACAAGGACGAGTCAATTTAACACTTTCAGGACTGTTTGTAGAAAGTGAATTAAATAACATGGTATGTTATGCTAAGCCTAGTAAATTCGACAATGATGCCGGCACACATTATGGTACCTCAATCCTTTCTACCGGCTCTCCTCAGTGGGTAACTGCTGAGGGGACAGCCGATGTAGTAGCCAGAGCATTTTACGACGGCTTTAAACAAATTTCTTTTAGAAATTATCTCGTAGGTGATTTCGAAGGAACTGGAGGGCTTGTCACAAAAAACTTTGCTTTAGATATAAATTGGGGTACAGTGGCAAGCGGAAATTATAAATACTCGATCCATAATAGAAATAATGAACAGCTAGGAGATAAATTATACGATATTCTAAAAGAAAGTTATGCGTCAATAGAAGTTATTTTCGATTATGAAAATCGTACAAAAACATTAAATATTATCCACGGCATTGATAGAACACAAGATGGTCATGCGTTTGGTGTAAATCCGATTGCCTTTTCAACGACTAATGGATCTGTAAAAGCCGCGTCAATTGTAACAAGTAATACGGGAACAAAAGACGCAATTATTCAAACCGCAGAAGAAGAGACACAAACATTAGTTCTTGCAAACTGCTTAAATGATAGTATAGGTAGATTTACGGCAGAATCTATGAGTAACAATCAAAGTGATTTTATTAATGATGAAACTCTAGATCCACAAGCCGGAGATATAGCACATAAACTTTCTGCAATGGCAGATGCTAGTACAAGATTACATGAGTTAGAAGATGTAGTCAACCTAGAATTTGATTTCGTCAATAGTAGTTATAAATACATTGAAGATTTCGAATTAGGTGATGTTGTATCAGTAGATCTACCTGAATTAAATGTATCATTAGATACCCAAATCATTGCGTGTCATGAGGTCATTAAGCAAGGCGTCTGGAGCATGTCAATGGAAGTTGGAAAAACAGTATTTAGAAAGAGAGGTAATTTATAATGGTAGGATTTCCATTCGATTCAATGGTTGAATATGATCCAGAAACCGGCGATCCTCAATTTGATCGTGCCGTTTCGTCACAACCAATGAGAAAATTGATCAGAGATTTGTTTACCACAGGAGTGATGCCTAACCCTAGTGATAACTTACAAGTAAGCTCAGGAGTAGATGGGATGACAGTAATTGTTAGCCCAGGTTTTGCGGTAGTAGATGGTGGACTTTGTCAGGAAGCGGAAGCACGCACACTTGAGGTTACAGCATCAGACAACACCTACGATAGAATCGATACAGTAATTCTTAGGTGGAATGAGAATGTAGACGTAAGAACAGCAGATTTATACATTAAAGCAGGAACACCTGCGGCATCTCCTGTTAGACCTGAATTGCAGAGAAATAACTCAATTTACGAAATCGGATTAGCAGATGTATTTGTAACAAAGAGAGTATCTACAATTACAAATGACAAAATTACAGATACACGTTATGAATCAGAGCGATGCGGAATCGTATCTTCTGTATCTGAGTGGGATACTACAACAATCTATCAGCAAGTACAAGCAGATTTAGCAGAATTTAAGAGCGAAGAACAAGCTGAGTTCTTGGCGTGGTTTGAGACAATTCAGAATATTTTAGATGAAAATATTGCGGCCCACATAATGGATTTGCTAACTACAAGTAATGAGAAAGAGTTTAACTTTTCATACGATAGTACAACTCAAAAATATGGTTATACAATCGATGGAACATTTTACCCTTTTAAGACAGCCCATACTTTAACCAAAACAATTACTACAAAAGGTACAACTGATATGGGCGAAGACCATGAGTACCGATATGTAGATACAACAGGGGTTGTGAATGTAAATACAGGAACGTATACTGCTACAACAAGAGCCGCATCTGTAGACATGGGAGCCTCAAATACTTACAGATATGTAAATACTAACGGTGTTCCTAACTCAAATAGTGGAACGTATAAGCCAACGGCTAGAAATGCCTCTATTGATATGGGAGCAACTAATTCTTACAGATATGTAAATACCACATCGGTTCCTAATTCAAATAGCGGCACATATAGTGTTACCACAAATGGCAGTAAAGATATGGGAGCAACTAATTCTTACAGATATGTGAGTGTCGCTTGCACTCCGGGAGTGGCTGAGTTATATCGAGGTAATGCGGGTTCGGGTTCGGTAAACTGTGCAGTAGGCGATTTAATTGTTGTTGTAACGATGTCTGCAAGCGTGGGTTTTACTGCAGGAGCAACACAAATCTATAAAGCGACCGGCTCAAACGTCAATGCGGTAGCTGTTCTCATGGGTCAAGCAACTGCCACAACCGTTTCGTGGAATAATGGTTCATACTGGACTAACGTTTTGAGGTTTTTTGTGAATTAAAAGCAAAAACTGAAACATAGCCGTAAACTTATATTTATCTGCAGGCCAAGCGGTTTATTATTTAGCCTGCAGATAATTAAAGTAAATACTACTTTTAATTATATTAAAAATGTTTTATACACTTTTCGATAACTGTGTGTTATAATTTACTCATGGTTATAAATAAGGGTGAAAGGAGGTAAAGAGTATGTTTTTACATCGAACAAAAGACTGGTGGGATAAAGCGATTGATCGTGCTGAAAGAACAATGGCACAAACTTGGGCAAGTACATTGCCTGCAGGTTTAGTCATTACTTCTAACATGATTAAAGAAGCAAATTTAGATCTAGTATTAGTGATTCTTGCGTGGGTACTTACAGGATTTTTAGGTGCATTCTCAAGTCTTATTACATCATATGCTAAAGGTATACCTGAGAGCGACGATCAAAAACTAACTTCTTGAGGTAAAAAATAATGAGTCTTAATACTACAATAACACTTGCAGGATTATTTTCATTTATTTCAATGCTAGGCACCTTAGTTGCAATTTATGCAATTGTACATAGTACTAGACGAGAGAATACGGACAAAGAAGTTGAAATAATCAAACGATTCACCACATTAGAAGTAAAACTTGATAATTTTACTTCGCAAGTATCAAGTTTAAATCAAAATTATGTTAGATCTGATGAAAAACTAGATCAGCTTCAAACTGAGATTACAAAACAAAATGAAAAAATCCTAACACTCTTTAAACTATATGAAAATTTAAAACCACGCAATTAGAAAGGATAATATGTTATGGCTACAGTAATAATGGGATCTGCTAGACATGATGAAAATGGCAAATTGACTGGTGGAAAATTAGGAGATCAAAAACAATCTTCAACAAATGATTTTAAAGGTGAAGTATCTATGCAATATCTTAAAGATTTTGTAGGATCTCGAAAATGGTATGTAATTCGCCCAAAACAAGCCAAACATGCAAGGACAATCGCGCAGGCAATGAAAACTCTATGCAATAATATTCATGTTGGATATGATCAAGGAAACCGTTTAGGAATAATTAAATACGGTGTTGATACAACTACTAATACAGAATGTGATTGTAGTTCAGGTACTAGAGCATGTATAATCAAAGGAACAGGTAAAGATCCTGGCAATTATACTACTGCGGATGAGGTTAGTGTGCTTGCTAAAACTGGATTATTTGATAAAGCTATTCCTTATAAAACCGGAATGACTATCTATGAAGGCGATGTATTTGTAACCCAGACAAAAGGGCATACCGGAATTGCAATTGAAGGCGCGTCTAGAGGAGAGTCTGTTTCTACCAATTTTATATATCAGGGCGTTGATTTTTCAAAAGTATTTGATCCAGTTTTTTATGCTGAGAAAAATCCAGACATTAAAAAAGCCTTAGGCACAAATCCTACCGTATTATTTAATCATTTTATAACATGTGGATGTAATGAAAAATCTAGATGGGGAAAAACTATTTCAACATTCAATGTAGAAGTATATGAAGCTCATAATGCAGATTTAAGAAATGCATTTGGTCCTATTGATAAAAATACTGGAGCTAATGGTTATCCATATTATAAACATTATTGTACAAATGGATATAATGAAAATAGGAGAATTATCTAATGAATAATGACAACTATGTGTATGAAGCATTTGTAGCCGCAATGGAACGAACTATCAGACGACAATGGATAGCGCTAGCAGTTGTTTTTATCGCATTTGTAACCGTGGTTGCGGCATGGGTTATTAGAGAACAGCAATTTGAAGTTATTACACAAGAAGTGACACAAGAAACTGAAGACGACGGCATAAATAATTTCTATGGAGGTGATTATTACGGCGAAACAGACAATTAAAACAACAAAACGAGTACGAAAAACAGGTGGAAATACGGGTTACGTATGCTGTAATATGTGCCATGGAACGGGACGAGTTAAGAAAGGGAAAAGAAAATGATCGAAGATGTATCGAGAACTCAGATAGAATTCGCGATAGATGAATGGATCACGGGCAAGAATGCCGAACGAAACCGAGAGATCTTAAGGCGGCGATTGATTGACGGCATCTGTTATGAACCTTTAAGTGAAGAATTTGATCTATCGGTGCAACAGATTAAAAACATCGTATACAAATATGAAAAAATTGTTTTTGCAAAGATCAAGAGGTAGGAAAATCCTACCTCTTTTCTATTCACAAAATTTTCACAAAAAATTTTCCACAGACGGTTTACATTGTACTACAATTGTAGTATAATAATCTCAGGTAAACAAAAGGTAACAAATACGGAGGTATTTAATTATGATGAAAGAAAGTAAGTATTATGAAAATGCGTTTAAACTTTTAGAAGAGGGTAAAATCGATGAAGAAGTATTTAATGCAATGTTGAATCAAGCTAATGATTTTACAGAACCAGATGATGATTTTACAGAACCAGATGATGATAATTTATTTTAAAGATGGTATGGTCATTACCATTAGAAATTCACATTGTGATATGTTCATTAAGTAAGGGGGTGTTAAATATGCTTGATGATATTAAAAGATTATTTGAAGTCGACGACAATGCACGTGGCTTAACTTTAAATGAATATATTGTACAACTAATTGAATGTTATGGTGAAGGTAAAGATTTTTATGATTCATTTGATGAATATGTCGAACATGCAATGATGTATTTTGATTTGATCTAAAGGAGGTAAAAATGAAAGTTATCGATGTATTAGAAATATTCGATGAAGATTATTGCTTATCAATTAGAAGTAGTGATAATGAAAAATGTTTAGCATTCTACGACGGAAAAAATTCCATCGATGATGAATATAATGAATGTGAAGTGACAGATATGTGGCCAGACATCACAATGTGTCGTAGAACTGGAAATCTTGAACCATGTTTGTTTATTTGTATTAAATAAGGAGGTAAAAATTATGGCAAAGATGACAAGAGAAGAAAGATTAATTTCAATGAGAGGTGTAGATCTAATTGAGGTAGGAGAAAAGTTAGGGCTTAAGATCACAAAAAATGATCTTAAAAAAGGAAAATTGGCAGTAGTTCATATGATCTTAAAAGCTGAAGATGAAGCGTGGGAAGATCAACCTGCACCTAAAGCAGAACCAATAAGTATCATTAAGCCAGATGACTTAGTTCCTATGCCAGGATCTGAGCTAGATCCTGAAGAAGGTAGAGAAAAGGCTAGAAAACAATCTATTAAGAAAACTGAAGATCTTCCTAAGCCAAAGAGAGGACAACTTATTGAGTATAATGGAAAAGCTCAAAATATCTGCGCATGGGCAAAAGAGCTTGGTAAAAATGCAAATACATTATACGGTAGAATTTATAAGCTCGGCTGGTCAGTCGAAGATGCATTTACAAAATAAATAATACACATGCCAAGAGCATGCCTAGAACGCGATTCTAGGCATGCTTTTTTATTATGTAATAATTTATTCATTTATTATCCTAAGATGTCTCTAAGTTTAATTCTAAAAGATTCTACATAGTTATAATATCTATTTATGAAATATGTGTACTTTAATCCAAATCCCAATAAAAAATCCGTAGGTGATTGCGTGATACGCGCGATATGCAAAGCTGCAAATCTTAAGTGGTTACAAGTATTTGATCTAATTTGTGAAAAGGCTAGAATGATGTATGATATGCCATCGGGAAATGCAGTTTGGTCTAGTGTATTAAAAGATCTAGGTTTTAAAAGATATTCTATTCCCAATTATTGCTCAGATTGTTATACAATTAGAGATTTTTGTTTTGATCATCCGATCGGAAACTATGTCGTAGCAACAGGATCCCACGCGGTTGCAGTAATTAATGGAAATTATTATGATTCATGGGATTCTGGAAATGAAGTTCCTATCTATTATTTTAAGGAGGATTTATCATGATTTATCCACCAAATCAAATGTATCAACAACCTCAAAATTTTGTCCCACAAGCACAAAATTACATGATGCAAACACAACCTCAGATGTCTAGCAACAGGATTTGGGCGCAAGGTGAAGCCGGTGCAAAAGCATATTTAGTGGCACCAAATACTTCTGTGGATATTTGGGATTCTGAAGCACATACTATTTATGTGAAATCTGCAGACAGAAATGGAATGCCTTCAATGCAAATTATTGATTATACTATTAGAGGTGAGTCTCCTAAACTTGAAGAAACATCTCAGTATGTTCGCATTGAAGAGTTTAATGCTTTAAAGGATGAATTAGACAATATTAAAGAGCAATTAAAACGTTCTGTTAGACAAGAAAATAGATCTAAACAAAATAGACCTAAAGGAGGTGCCGATTTATGATGAATATGCAACAGATGCTAGGACAATTTCAGGGATTTATGCAAAATCCAATGGCATTTATGCTCCAAAATAAACTACAGATCCCTAAAGAATATATGAATAATCCAAATGATGCAATTCAATACTTAATGAATACTGGAAAAATATCTCAGGATCAATATAATTGGGCAAGAAATCAAGCCAAGCAACTTCAGAACAATCCTGATTTTATGAAAATGTTTCAGCAATAACCCGGCCGGGATTGCATAAACGGACTACTTATGTAAGTAGTTCCTAACCTACAAAAATTATAGGAGGAAAAATTTATGAGTTTATCAGAAAACGGAAACGGCCTTTATATGCCAGTGGCTCCTGCTTATGGTGGAGGAAATGGCGGATTCGGCGGTTTTGGTGGAGACTGGGGATCTTTGATTGTTCTCTTCTTAATCGCGGCAATGTTTGGTGGCTTCGGCGGAGGCTGGGGCATGGGAGGTTTTGGCGGTACCGCAGCAGACGGTGCTGTAATTTATCCATGGATGAACCAGGCTGAAGTAACAACAAACGGCTTCCAGAATCTTTCAACTCAGAATCAGATCACAGCCGTTCAGTCTGATCTAGGAGATATTCAGACTCAGTTATGTAATGGCTTTGCAGGAGTAGAACAGGGAGCTAATGCTCGTCAGATTGCCAATATGCAGGCAGCATTTAATAGCCAAACTGCTATTACTGGCGCAATTACTGATTTAGCCGCTCAGCAGGCAAATTGCTGCTGCGAGAACAGATTGGCAACATGCCAGACTCAGAATATTATTCAGAGCGAGGCTAGCGCCACAAGATTTGCCGATGCAAACAATACAAGAGATCTTCTTACAAACCAGACTGCAAATACTCAGGCAATTCTCGATAAGCTTTGTCAGCTTGAGCTTGATGCAAAGAATGATAAGATCAATGATCTTGAGCGTCAGCTTAGCTTGGCTAATCTTAGAGAATCTCAGACTGCTCAGAATGCATTTATTGCACAAGGATTAAATGATGAAGTAGATGCTCTTTACAACCGTCTTTCAAATTGTCCTGTACCTACTACACCAGTATATGGAAGAACTCCAATTTTTACATGCAATAACAATGGTTGTGGATGCGGATGCAATATGTAAAGGAGGGACCTGATATGGCAGAATATGTAGCAAATACAGTTCAAAATGTGGCTTTAAATTCGCCTATTTTGTTCAATTCTTCTATCCCTTGCAACACAGGTTGCGTTTTTCATGAAGATGAAACAGGGGTTTTTATTCTCAGAGGTAAAACAAATAATTGTTTTGCCAGGTATCAGGTAACTTTCAATGGAAATGTAGCAATTCCTACAGGTGGAGCAGTAACTCCGATCGCATTAGCAATCTCAGTTTGCGGTGAGCCTCGTCTTACAAGCAGAGCAATTTATACTCCTGCTGCAGTAGATGAATATGGAAATTTAACATCAACCGCATTAATTACTGTTCCTAAGGGATGTTGTTTTAATGTCTCTGTAGATTATGTAGATGCAACTACAGATGATGCGGCAACAACTCCTACTCCATTGATCGAAGTACAGAATGCAAATCTTGTTATCAACCGTGTTGCATAGGAAGGAGGAAAACATGGGCAAGTATTACAAAATCGAAGAAATGCTCGAAGGTGAATTGATGAAAATCGGTTCAGACGGAAAGCTTACCACTTCTTCTTTAGAAGTAGGTGACAAGGCTGCTCACTTCCTCAAGTCAATTAAAACGATTGAAGCAATGGAAGATGAGGGCCAGAGTTATGATGATTATAGTATGAGACAGGGCAGATCATATAATTATGATGGAATGTCTTATGCTAGAGGAAGAGGATCTAATGCAAGAAGAGATTCTCGTGGCAGATATTCTAGTGAAATGGGATATTCTGGAAATAAGCATGAGCTCATGATGGAGCTAGATGAACTGAAAGATAGGATTAATCAGATGGAGGATTAAAATGCCAACAAGAGAAGAACTTGACGATGCGATTGAAAAATATTCTAATTCACCTTGTAATTACCAAACTTGCCAAAGTCTTGCGATGTTTCTATATTTAAGAGATAGATTATATAAATCTGATCAAGAGCATTCAAATGAAGATTTTAAATATGAAATAGGACCTAAGAAATTTTGGGAGATCTTTAATGAATTATTAGAAGCACTTCAAGTTCTTAATCCTAAATTATATCGGTCATTTATGCAAAAATTAGAGGAGTGAGAAATCACTCCTCTTTTTCATATTATGTGGGTAAGGATTTACACCTCACATACGGCCTTTTTCTCCATGATTTGAGTATATGTTCTCCAACTGTCGCTACTTTTTCGGCACGTAGTCTCGATTCTCGCATGGCCGCCAACCGTTAACTGTCGCATCCTCATGGATTTGTATTTGCGTCTACTTATTCCGCCACCACATAATATTACTTCTTATCATAACTAGCGTAGAGATTTTCGAATTCAGGACAAATCAATTCATCTAATTTACAATTCAAAGCTACACAAAACTTTAACAATACATCTATTCTGGCATGTGCAATCTGTCGATGGCCTTGCTCATACATCTGCAATGTTCTAATACTTAATCCTGTCTCATCTGCCAATTTGGACTGTGATTTACCAGATTTTATTCTCAAAAGTTTCAAATTGTTCATAATTTATACCTCCTATACTATTATACTACATTAGATGTATTAATAAAAATAAAAATTATGGAAAAAATTACGGCTTTTTTGTTTACAAAGTACTACAATTGTAGTATAATATACTTAAGTTAAACAAAAGCTAATGCTCAGGAGGTAAAAATATGATTTGGACAGTAGATAAAATGAAAGAGATCTTAAATAAGTATGATGATCAAGTTTGTAAAGCAATCGTTAAGTTGTACGAAAAGCAAACTTATGACGAGCAGGTTTGTCAAGACACTCATGAACAAAATGGTGTAGGTTTTAATGGATTAGATGCTCCCATCTTAAGTAGCTTCGCAGAATTTTATAAGAAAACAGGTTTTCTTACACCTAAGCAACTTATTATTGCTAGAAAGAAAATAATGAAATATGCGAATCAATTATGTAAAATTGCAAACCAGGAGGTGTAATTATGAAAAGAGTAGATGAATTTTATTTAGATAGTGAATGCGAATTTATTGAAGATTGCTTGAAGCTTTTAGGTATTAAGTATACTAAAGACATAAACGCAAAGAAAGATAATTTTACAGTAAGTCGTATTGAATATGAAGCAGACGATGATCAATATGAAGCAATAACACGCATGTTTATGGCACAATAATGTGAGAGGATTTAAGGAGGTAAAAATATGTCAGAAAAAATCATTGAGAAAATTAAGAACTTATTGGATTTATCAAATAATAATCCATCAGAAGAAGAGGCGATTGCAGCCGCAGCTAAAGCTCAGGAACTTATGGCAAAATATGATATTCAGATAGGAGATCTCGAAGATACTATTGATAACGATATTGCAGAAGAAATTTTCTATGACAATGGTAAACACGAGATGAAAAAATGGAAAGTTGGTCTTGCTAGTGTGATAGCTAAAAACTTTAGGTGTAAACACTATTTTATGGGAAAAAAGAATATTGTATTTTATGGCCACAAGATAGATGCACAAATCGCATTAAACACATTTTCTTATTTATATAATGCTGGAAATAAACTAGCTAGTAATTACTATTATAATAAGAAAAAAATGGGCTTCGAAACTAAAGGCGTTATGAATAGTTATCTTGCAGGATTTAAAAATGGAATTCAAGACAAATTAGATGCACAATGTACAGCACTTATGATTGTTACACCAAAAGATGTAACAGATGCTTTTGAAGAAATGTCAGCTGATTGGAAAACAACTCATACTAAAATTACAATATATGATCATGATGCATTTGAACAAGGTAAAAAAGATGGAAAAGCTGCCATGGATGCAAATAGATTGGAGGTAAAGTAATATGAATAAGAATTATGTATTAAATGGACTTATTGGTTTTGCAGTAGGAGATGCAGTTGGTGTTCCTTTTGAGTTTAAGGAGAGAGGATCATTTAAGTGCACAGACATGGTTGGTTATGGAACTCATAGCCAACCTATAGGTACCTGGTCAGATGATACTTCTATGATAGTAGCGACTATGAGATCTATCATAAGATGCAATGGAATTAATTTTGATGATATTATGGAACAATTTAAAAATTGGTATGAAACAGGTGCATATACTCCGCACGGTGTATGTTTCGACATAGGAGGAACAACTGCAGGAGCAATCCATAGATATTCTATGGGCCTTTCAACTGATCTATGCGGATCAACTGGAGAATATGCAAACGGAAATGGAGCATTGATGAGAATACTTCCATTTGCATTTATTGATGCCACAGATGACCAAATTTCAAAAGTTGCATCACTTACACATAATACAGCTAGATCTAATTTTTTCTGCGAATGGTATGTTAAAATTTGTAGAGCAATTATAGATCATACTTTTGATCCTTCAGACGTATATCTAAATATGATCAAAAATATGAACATTGATGATTTAGATAGTTCAGGCTATGTAGTAGGAACATTTGTATCTGCTCTCTGGTGTTTTTTAAATACAGATAACTATAAAGATTGTGTATTGACAGCTGTAAATTTAGGAAAAGATACTGATACTGTAGCTGCTATCGCAGGAGGATTGGCAGGTCTATATTATGGAATTGATGCCATTCCTACCGAATGGAAAAATAAATTAGTTTATTATAAGTATTTAGAGAGCACAGCAATTGCGTTCTCTCAAGTCAAGATCTATTAAAAATTATTAGATCTTTACTTGATCTTGACTTGATCTTGACTTATGACGAAGCTTACTGGTTGCCATGTTTTTTACCCCTAAGTCAAGATCTACAAGATCTTTTTATTAACTTAGAAAAATTTATAAAATATATAATATATTATATATACGTATATAAAATGGACTTTGGTCAAAAGATCTTGACTTTTTGTAAGAAATGCATCAACCAGTAAGACCGAGTTCAATTCAAGATCAAGTAAAGATGTAGAAGATCTTGACTTGATCTTGACTTTTTGGAAAAATAAAAAAATTTAAAAATAAGTATGTACATATACATCAAATGTGATACTATTATATAGGAACTTAAAAAATTTAAGGAGGAATTAATAGATGGAAGATTTAATTATATTAATTAAGACAACAATGATTAAATCAGGCAGAGATGACTTTGGTAACTATCTAAGTGAATTACTTCATATTTCTGCTCCAGCAGCAAGTGCTAAACTTAGAGGTCAAACTGCTTTTACTGATAAAGAACTTGCGATACTTAATGATAAATTAAACTTTGATGCAGATGAATTAAAATTTGCGTTACATTAAGGAGGTGATGCCAAATGCCAGGTATAAAATTATACGATCATCAAAAAGAAGCATTGATTGCGACGAAAGATCTTAATCGTGTAGCTTATTACCATGACATGTAACTGGGACTCGGCAAGACCTATACAGGCAGTGAGAAGCTCAAACAACTAGGTACTAAGATAAACTTAGTTATTTGCCAAAAGTCAAAAGTTGATGATTGGATTGAACATTTTACATTGTATTATGAATTTGATTTCAAAATGATTTATGACTGTACAAAATGGGATAAAAAAGATTGGGAAGCATTTGCTGAAAATCCAAACGAACCTTGCGTTATGGTCATTAATTATGATTTAGCATGGAGAAGAAAACAACTTTTGTTATTACATAATTTTACTCTAATGCTCGATGAGTCATCACTTATTCAAAATGAAACTGCTAAACGTTCTAAATTTATTTTAAAGCTTAAACCAGACAATGTGATTTTATTGTCAGGTACTCCGACAGGAGGTAAATATGAAAAGCTTTGGAGCCAGATGAATCTGTTAGGGTGGAATATACCCAAGAAAATGTTTTATGATCACTATATAGATTATTATTGGGATGACTCTGAGGGATTTCCAAGGATGGTGATTACAGGTTATAAAAATGAAGAAAGACTCAAAAAGAAAATGAGAAATCATGGTTGTCACTTTCTTAAAACGGATGAGGTATTTGATCTTCCTGATCAAATACATCAAACTATTAAAGTCGACATAACTAATGAATATAAAAAATTTAGAAAAAATTTAGTAGTTGAATTTAAGTATAACGATGAAAATATTGAATTGATAGGTGATAATTCGCTTACAGAAAGACTATATAAGAGACAGCTTTGTGGACAATATAATCAAGGTAAATTAGAAGCATTTTCTAATTTACTTGAGTCTACAGATGATCGAGTAATTGTATTTTATAATTTTTATGAAGAGCTTGATCTTCTAACACATGTCTGTGGCCTTCTAGAACGCGAAATAAGCATTGTTAACGGTAAAGTTAAAGATTTATATGCCTATGAAAATATAAGTAATTCTGTGACATTTATTCAATATCAAGCGGGTGCAATGGGATTGAACCTTCAAAAAGCAAACAAAATTATATATTTTACACCTACTGAATGGAGTGAATTATTTGAACAGTCTAAGAAACGTATTCATAGAATCGGGCAAGACAAACCTTGTTTCTATTATTATCTTACTTGTAAAAATTCAATTGAAGAAGCAATATATTCAACACTTGCAATGAGAAAAGACTATACTGATGCATTATACCAATTACAAAGGAGGATATGATGAAGAAAAAAATAGCCATAATATTTACATTTATTTTTGCATTTAGTTGTATTACTTTAAAACTACAAGCATTTGAAAAACCACTTGAAATTGCAGATCTAACAGATGATTCTCAAATAGTTAGATGTACCTGTTACATCGATCATGGTACAACGGCTAGCGGACAGCAAACAAGACCTGGAATAATGGCAGCAAAAAGAGAATGGATTGGATGCGTAGCATGTGTCAATGCAGTAAACCCAGATGGAAGTATCGGAGAGTTTATCGGATATTATGAAATTCTTGACACAGGTTATGGCATTGAAACAGGTTATGGTGAAAGTAAAATAAAAAAAGGTAGAACACTAGGAAGCATTGAGTCTGGTCAGTCGGTAGATATATGGATGCCTACGATGCACCAAGCAGAAGAATGGGTTAGTACTTATGGCGATTATGTTTATGTGAAGATAATCCAAGGAGAAGGTTAATGGGACAAGAAAAAATTTATGAAAATAGAATAAAAAAATATATTGAAAGTATAGGTGGTTGGCAAGTTAAATTTTTTGCAAATAGTATGACAAAGAAAGGTGTTCCTGATATTCTTGCTTGTGTATATGGTCATTTTGTTGCCATCGAAACAAAAGCACCAACTGGAAAACCTTCTGAAATACAAATTTATCAATGTAAAAAAATAAGAGAAGCCGGAGGAATTGCGGTTATTGCATATCCATCGGCATGGGAAAAATTAAAGAAGATCTTAGATGATCTACAATTTATAGAATTAGATCATGAAGATATACCATTAATACTAAAATAGAAAGGGGAAAATATGTCAAAATTAGTTGATGAGTTTAGAGATAGACTTTTATCTACTAAGCGAGAAGGAATGGCCGATTTACTAGATTATATGGCCGACTGTGGGTTTTTAGAAGCTCCGTGTTCAGGTGGTCATCACCTTGCAAAAGAAGGAGGATTATTAGAGCATAGCATTAATGTTCTACATCTTGCAGAAAAGATTTCAGTAGCTCTTATAGGAGGCAAGAATCTTACTAAACAAATGAAAGACTCAATTATTATTTCTGCACTTTTGCATGATCTTGGAAAAATGGGACAATTTGAAAAACCAAATTATATTCCAAATGTTTTAAAGTCAGGAGAAATATCAAAAGCAAAACCATTTGTGACTAATCCAGATTTAATTCCAATTGATCATGAGATTAGATCTATTGCAATTGCATCTATGTTTATTGATCTTACTGAGGATGAACAATTTGCGATCCTGTGCCATAACGGAATGTATGGCAATTTAAAATACATGCTTCAAGGTAAAGAGACTCCCCTCTACATGATTATCCACTGGGCAGATATGTGGGCAAGTCGTGTAACTGAAGCAGAAACAAAAGAGAAAGGAGAGGATAAAAATGAATAAAAATAATATCCCAATTGCCTTATGCGAACTTTTGTATAATGGCTTCGGTTATGCGGCCGTAATACATGACGGTGTGGTCACAGGATTTATTAAAGAAGATAAGGAGGAAAACTAAATGGGTATTTTAGTTTATGTACTAGGTAGATCTGGTACAGGTAAAAGTTATTCAATGCGAAATTTTGATAAAGAAGATCTTGCTGTAATTAATGTTCAAGGAAAGATCTTGCCATTTAAGGGATCTGGAAAGTTTCACATTGTAAACACTGATGATGCTTCTCAGATTGTTGCTGAGATTGAGTCAGCCGCAAAGAAGTATAAGTCAATTGTAGTTGATGATTTCCAGTATGTCATGGCAAACGAGTTTATGAGAAGATCTGCTGAGAAAGGTTATGAAAAATTTACAGAGATCGGTCGTCACGCCTGGGATATTGCAGATTGTGTAAGATCACTTCCACATGATGTCATTGTATACGTACTTTGCCATACTGATACAGATCAAGATGGCTTCGAGAGACTTAAGACAATTGGCAAGTTGCTAGACGACAAGATCGTGCTTGAAGGTATGTCAACAATTGTTCTTAAGACTGCTGTTTCAGATGGTCATTATACATTCTTAACTCAGAATAATGGCCATGACACAGTTAAGTCGCCTGCTGGAATGTTTCCATCGCTTGCAATCGAAAATGATCTTAAGTATGTTGACGATAAGATTAGAAATTATTATGAGATAGGTGATTTTAAGTCAGATGAAGAAATGGAAACTGCAGATGAAGTTGCAAAAACTGATTTAAACCCAGAAGAAAAGAAGTCAAGGAGATCTAGACGTGGCGAAGAGAAAAAAGAAGAGCCTGCAGAAACACCTAAGGAAGAAGCAAAAACAGAAACAACAGAAGAAAAATCTACTAGAAGGAGTAGAAAAGCAGAAAACGAAGAAGCTTTATCTGAAGAACGAGCAAAATATTTAGATGCTATAGATGAGCTTAATTCTGAGAAAGGCGAAGAAATTCCTTATGATGAAGTCGAAACTCCACCTGTAGAGATGCCAAAGAGAAAAAAGAGAACTTCTGCTGAAAATGCACCTGAAGAGAATTTTATAAATGTTGCAGATGCTATTTCTGAGGCAATAAATGAACCTGAAACCGAAGAAGCTGAGTTTGAAACACCTGTTCGTCGTAGAAGAAGGAGAGGATAGTTATGGCGAATAAGCATACAAAACGAAGCACTTACAGTAGTCATAATCAAAAGCCATTTTATGCTTTTTCACAAAAAGCAACGGTTAAAGCTAATAAAAAACTACAAGATCAATCACTTGTAGATATGTTAAAAACAATAATTAATAAAACAAATTAAGGAGGAAAAATTATGGATTTTTCAAAGTTTGATCAGACAGTAGATCTCAATCAGCTCAAGTCAGACGCAGAGGAGATTGTAAAAAATGGAGGTACAGGAGATTATCCTGAAATCGAAGAAGGTATTTATACATGTAAATTAGATAAAATGGAGCTTGGTGCTACAAAAGACAATAGACCAATGCTCAAGGTACAGTTTAGAATCACAGAAGATCCTCACAAAAACTGCTGTTTATTCATGAATCGTGTTCTTTATGGAACAAAAAACGATGCAAATATGATCGCATCTGCAGTAGGCTGGCTTAAGAGTTTGGAGCCATCAGATGATATTAATGTCGTATTTGAGAGCTATGCTCAATTCGCAGAATTAGTTCTTGACATTGCTGAAGATGTAGCAGGCCTTGAATATCAGATCAACTATGATCCTAGTGCATTTAATAGTATCTCAATTGAAGATGTATTTGAGTAAATTTTAATATTTGAGATCCTAGGCATATAAAATATCATTTTACGTATTAAAATGCCTAGGATCGCGAATATGGAGGTCAGAACAATGTGTTAGGAGATAGTTTATGCTACAATTTTTCGACTTTGAGGTATTCAAATATGATTGGTTAGTAGTAATTATTGATCCAGATACAAAAGCTGTTACAGTAATTGTAAATGATCCAGATAAATTGACTACATACTTTGAAGAACATGCAAATGATATATGGGTAGGTTATAATAACAGCCGGTATGATCAATACATTGAAAAAGGTATAATCCTAGGAATGAATCCAAAAGAAATTTCAGATTGGATCATTGTTGATGAAAGACCTGGTTATCAGTTTTCAAATTTATTTAGAAAAATAAATATGATCAATTTTGACGTTGCTCTTAGAAACGATGGAGGTTTAAAGTCGCTTGAAGGTTTTATGGGAGAAAGTATTAAAGAAACATCTGTACCATTTAACCTTGACCGAAAACTTACACCTGAAGAGATAGAAGAAACGATTAAATATTGTACATGGGACGTTGAAAGTGCAATTAAAGTTTTTTTGAACCGTATCTCAGAATTTAACGCTGCAATGGGTCTTGTTAAAATCTTTAATTTGCCTCTGAGTTATTTGGGTAAAACCGGAGCTCAAAGAGTTGCAAAAATTTTAGGTGGTAAAGGCCAGCGGTTTAATGATGAATTTGATTTTGAAATTGCATCTACGTTAAAACTTAAGAAATATAAGGCCATTGAAAACTGGTATAGAAATCCTAAAAATAGAGATTATACGAAAAAATTAGAAACGGTAGTTGCCGGATGTCCTCATACTTTTAAATGGGGAGGAGCGCATGGAGCTCTTAAAAAATATTATGGCGAAGGCATTTATGTTATGGCAGATGTAACTGCATATTATCCATCACTACAACTTAAATACCATTGGGGTTATCGAAATATGGGAAATCCTGAGAATTTTGAGAAGATACACAAAGAAAACCTTAGGTTTAAAGAATTAGGCGATAAAAAAGCTCGACTCCCATATAAAATTGCAGACAATGCAATTTCTGGTCAGCTCAAAGATTCTAGTTCGCCTTTATATGATCCTAGAGATAACAATGCGATTTGTGTAAATGGTCAACTATTTTTAGTAGATCTAATCGAAAAATTAGAACCACATATCGAATTATTTGTTCAATCAAATACAGATGGTGTGCTATTTAAGATTAAATCATTAAATGATTTCGATAAAATAGACGATATTGTGTGGGAATGGGAGCAAAGAACTGGCATGCGAATGGGTTTTGATATTTATACCAAGGTTTATCAAAAAGATGTTAACAATTACTTATTGGTATCTGCAGATGGAAAAACTAAAACAAAAGGATCTTATACGAAAAATTTAAGCCCTATTGACAATGACCTTCCTATTATTAATAAAGCAATGGTTGCATATATGAAGGATAAAACTCCAGTTGAAACTACTATAAATTCATGCAATGAGCTTATAATGTTTCAAAAAGTTGTAAAGCTTTCTAGAAAATATTGGAGAGCATGGCATAACAGCCAGCACCTCACAGAAAAATGCTACAGAGTTTTTGCTTCAAGAAATGCAACAGATACATATATTGGAAAAATTAAAAAACCGGGTGCTACAATTGAAAAATTTGGTAATACTCCTGAACATTGCTTTTTCGATAATGGCAATGTAATAGGTAAAAATGTTCCTGAGTATCTTGATAAGCAATGGTACATTTCGCTTGCAAAAGACCGACTCAGACAATACGGAATAGAAATATGAGGGAGACAGTATAAATGCACGACTTATTTAAAGGTTATGTTCCAACTAAAAATAAAAAGTGTTTGGCAAAATTTAAGAATGCTCCTTTGAGAACTTATGATGAAGTAAAAGATTTACCTGAATTCGCAGGAATACTTGCAGAGGATGTAATTTTGGTAGATGTCGATGATGCAGCGCAATCTGAAATCTTATTTGAAATTGTACAAGGACTAAAGATTGCATGTAGGGTATATCAAACTACTAGAGGTAAACATTTCTTTTTCTTAAATAAAAACAATAATGAAATTATACAGAGAAATTGCAAAATCCATTCTCAACTTGCAATAGGACTCGCTGCAGACATTAAAGTGGGAATTAAAGCTAGTTACTCTGTATTAAAATTTGATGGAAAAGAACGAGAGATCATTTATGACTCAGATCATTTGCAACCTCTACCAAGATGGTTAACTCCTGTAAAATCAGAATATAATTTTTTAGAAATGGAAGCAGGAGACGGCAGAAACCAGAGCTTATTTACTTATATATTAAAACTGCAATCTTACAGTTTTGATGTAGAAGAAATTCGAGAAACACTCAGAATAATTAATGGTTATGTTCTTTCAGATCCATTAGATGAAAATGAACTTGACACATTAATGCGAGATGAGGCCTTTGAAAAACCTGTTTTCTTTAATGATCAAGGCACGTTTCTCTTTGGAAATTTTGCTAGATATATGAAGAATACTAAAAACATTATAAAACTAAATAATCGGCTTCATATTTACCACAATGGAATTTATGTCGATGATACAAAACTAATAGAGACCGAAATGATTCGAGAAATTCCAGGTCTTAGAAAAAGCCAAAGAATGGAAGTAATTGCATACTTAGATCTTTTAATAGAAACTAACTCCAAAGAAAATGATGCGAATTTTATTGCATTTAGAAATGGAGTATATGATATATCAACAAAGGAATTACTTCCGTTTGGACCTGAATTTATTATGACAAATAAAATTAATTTTGACTATAACTATGAGGCTTATTCAGAGATCGCAGATTCTGCTCTTGATAAGTTAGCTTGCAATGATGATCTTATTAGAGATCTACTAGAAGAAGTAATTGGATATACTTTCTATCGTAGAAATGAGCTTAGAAAAGCATTTATTCTTATAGGTGAAAAAGCAAATGGTAAATCAACTTATCTTGATATGATTAAGACACTGCTTGGCGATGAAAATACTTGTGCCCTTGATCTAGGTGAGTTGGGAGATCGGTTTAAGACTGCAGAGCTTTTCCACAAACTGGCAAATATCGGTGATGATATTGCAGATGATTTTATCGGAAATCCTTCTGTATTTAAAAAACTTACATCAGGAGATCGTTTGAACGTTGAAAGAAAAGGCCAAGACCCATTCGATTTTAATAACTATGCAAAAATGATCTTTTCAGCAAACAATATTCCTAGAATTAGAGATAAGACAGGAGCTGTTATGTCACGACTCATTATTGTTCCATTTAAAGCTTATTTCTCAGATGATGATCCTGACTACGATCCATATATCAAATATAAGCTTAGATCTGAAGAAGTTATGGAGTATTTAATTCAAGTAGGTTTAGATGGATTAGAGAGAGTATTAAAACGACAGAAGTTTACGATGTCAGAAAAGGTCCAGAAAGAATTAGATGAATATGAGATCAATAATAATCCTATTCTTTTGTTCTTTGCATCAGAACCTAAAATTGAAAATGAATGTACTCAAGACGTGCACCGAAAATACACA